AAAAATGAAACCAAAGTTAGTAATTATAAACTGGGAAGATGCAATAACACCAACCTCTGGGTGGACAAATATAAAAGAATTAGAAAGCAGTTTAGCTGATTGCATATCAATCGGTTTAGTCGTGGATGAAAACGACAAAACTATAACACTTGTAAGTCATATCTCAGGAAGTGATACACAGGTAGATATAGACGGGAGTCTCGTATTGGATAAATCTTGGATTAAGTACAGAAAAGATTTACCTTTACCTAAAGAGACAGTTAATAAATTAAAGATGTGGTTAATGGAGAATATAGATGCCGAAAAGAATAGATAGAGAAAAAGAATTAAGGTTTATAGAATATTACACAGAAGGTGATACAGCTGGCAACGCATCAGCTAGTGCAGCTAAAGCTGGATGGAAAGATGATTCTAGACAAATGGGTTACTATCTTAAAAACAAATACGTTGCCGAAATCAAACAAAAGAATGAAGAGCGTATAGCATCTACATCAGGACTCGCAATATCTGTATTACAAAACCTATTACATTCCGAGCAAGACAATGTCAGACTCAATACAGCAAAATTAGTTTTAGAGATGGGTGGTTTTAGTTCTCAGAATATAAATCTAAATGTAGAGAAAGGACAAAATAAAACTGACGAGGAGCTAATAGAAGAGTTACAAGGCCTAGTTAGCAAGATTCCTGCTCTAAAACCTAAGTTAGCAGCAATTCAGGCCCACACAGAAGAGGAAAAGGTTGAACAGCCTTCAGAAGCTTCTGAGGTAGACGAGAAGAGACTTACGCATTAGTGGGTACTATTGGTATCACCTACCCTATTTAAATTGGATTACGTGGATTCTAGAGCCTGTTTTTTTTCATTAATTATTTTTTATTATAATTTTTACAGGCTTCGCTAAAAGTTTCTATAAATTCGTAAAATTTTACACCTAACGACCCATAAGAACATCCTTTTGGATGTTTTTTAGCTAACTTTATCAAACATTCTATTGCTTCCATCTTATCTCTTTTATTATCAAACTGTCTCATAAAGTAACCAAGGTCTGAAGACAAGGCATAAAGCTCAGAATCCCCAAAATATGAAACTCTATTTCTTACAACACCTCTTAAGTACCCTTTCCTTTTTTCATAATCTGTTGTTTCTGTGTGATAAATAACAGTATTTATAAATCTTTCTATAACTTCTTTTTTTTCTTCAAAAGTTTCTTTTTCAACAATTTGTTCTAAGATATTTTCTGATGTATCTATTGATTCATATATTCTTTCTATAGAATATTTTTCTGTTAATCTTTTTATAGTATTTAACCCGACTTTATTAATCTTTATTGTTAATCCATATTCAGAAAATAATTTTTCCATAAATTTTTTTATCTTTGTTGGAATAAAGTTTTTAGATTTTAATTTTTTTTCTTGTTTTTCTAAATCTTTCTGTATCTTTAGTTTTTCTTCTTGTAATTTTTTTATGGTTTTCTTTTTTGTTTCTAGTATTTTTATTTCACCAGGCATTTTATCTGATTTACCTTGATTACATGTTTCGCAAGTGGCTCTTAAATTAGAGAACTCTGATTTGCCTCCATGTTTTACAGGAATTATATGGTCGATTACCAGCTTAACATCAGGGGCCTTAGCTCCGCAATCACAACAAGTAAAGTTATCTCTTACTAAAACGTCATGCCTTAACCCAGGCCTAATGTATCTTGGATTACTTTTATTCATCTCCAATCTTAGATAAAGCACTATTTTCTATATCTTTTATCTTTTCTAGAACTTTCATGTATTGTTTTTTGAATTCCATATAACCTTTCTTATCATATCCCATAATTTCATACCGATTATTATCATCATATATAAATTGTCCAGTACCCTGGCAATGTTCACACTTCACAATTTTATTACCATTATTAACCGAACCTCTGCCTGAACAAAAAGGACACACATTATCCATAACTTCAGAGATGGCAAGATTAAGAAATGCACGCACCAATAACTTATCACTAGATACTAGTTTATCTTTTTTGTCTTTAATAAATATGTCAGCACAATCTACAAAGATATCATCAAAGAACATTGCTCTTGCGTAATTGTTATCTGTGTACTTTGCTATGAGAAAATCATATTCTTCTGTGTTCAATCCCCTGCTCCCTAAAAATGCAGCTATATCCTGTGCGGTAATAGCATCGTGGTTGGCAGATGATACCTCATAATTCATTGATTTGGCAGTTAAAAGTGTTAATAATTCAACTTTCATTCTCTCTCTCCTGTAATCTTTTCTTTTCTGCTGCGGCACGAGATTTAAGGTGTTGTAAATATTTTTCTCCATTCTTTCGATATCTCTCAATCATATACACTTGCATGGCGTAAGAAACGCCCCAAGGAAAACTACTATCACTTTCTTGATGTGGTTTAGGTAAACTGTCTTCTATCTTATATAGTATACTTCTTTCTTCGTTAGTAAATCTAGTAGATGATTTAACAAGAGCGTGCCAATAAATTCTTTCATTACTAATTCCATTCTTAGCCCAATACTTTTTACTCATCAGCTTTCCATATTCTATATTTCTCTCTAGCTAATGTTCTAAATCTACATGGTATACTATTCCTCCAGGCATACTTTCTAACAGAATCTACTATATTGTAATCGTATACAACAAAAGATTCTCCTTCTTTCATTAATATAAAAGCATCAACATATTCTTTGTACTTCCATGGCCTTCCACCCTGTTTCCCAGGCACAGGAATATTACTATCTATTTTTATTTCTTGCATCTTTTACCCATGTTTAATAAAAACTCTTGAAATAAATCTACTTTAATTTCTTTATGTTTTTTGTTTGGTTTTTTATCATCAGAAACTCTTTGCTCATCTACTCTTTTCTCTATTGGCATTCCATGTAATATCTTTAGTGCATCTACAGGCCTTTTAACAATGTAATACCATTTATAAAACTTTTTTCTAAACTGATACATGCCATCAGTAATTAAATTGTTCTCAACTAAGAACTTAAACATAGCTATTCTGCCATTGTAATTACAAATGATATCTATAAGACAGTCATCGCCTTTGGTAAAGTGAACTATAACTCCTTTATCAGTTAAGTTTTTCTTTACAGACTTCTTTAAACTCTCGAAGTAGTTCTTGTTGTCTTCCAAATTTATCCTCCCATGTACGGGTTCCTAGAGTGTGTATACCCTCTCCTCCTTGATGATGATGATGACAAAGGGGTATAAAGTCATCACTTTTCAACGCCATGCCAGCACCAGTTATGTGATGAATGCATGGTTGAGTATACACACCATATTTATTCTTACATACAATACAGCCATAATCGACAGCTAGTTCATATAATCGTCTTGTAGCTTTATTAGGTTTCTTCGCCATTTATAAAGAAGTCCATAACATCTTTTACTTTTACAAGCATACCTTTAGATGTATTTTCATCTCCCCCTTGTATCAACTTACCCTTTCTTGCTATCTTTTTCATGTCTTCAATAGGCACAGTTAGTGTAAAACATAACTTGTTTCCTTTATAAAATGATACTACCCAATGTTCTGCATGTGTTGTAGCAATACCACTTTTCTTACCTCTAGATTCAAACTCAACAAACATGTTGCCAGTCTTGGCCCATTGGTCTCTCTCAGCTTTACATTCAGTCTTGCCTTCAATTAAGTCATGCATTACTTTCCCATAAAACTTTTCAGATATTACTCCAAAATCTAAATCATATTTAAAGTCGTTGTTATGTTTCACGATAGGTCTCCATATAGTTTTTTCTCTCCCCTGATATTGGCAGAGTTAGTTCTAAATAAATTACAAGCGGTTTCGATACTGCTGATATGATGGCGCAAAGACAAATACTTTTTCTTTTGCTCTTTAATCAAAGGTATATATTTAACTACATCCTTATGTGATTCAGCCATTGATTCTCTATCTCTTACAGTTAAACCTTGGCCTTTAGTCTCCAAAAATACTGTAGCTTTAGTTATCTTATGCATAGATTCTAGATATTGATATTGAGCTTCAGCTTCAGCAAGTTCAGCACCTTTTTCTCTAATCTCTATCACAGCTTTCTCTAATTCTTCTTCACCTAGTCTTATCATTCTTTTTTTCCTTTTTTTCTTTTTTTCTAAATATATTGTCGTAGTTATCCCCATATTTCTTTGGGTCAACAGGCCTATATCTATCGCCTTTACCAGCTTGCAACATTATTTATTACCTATTAGTTTTGTTTTTAATTTATCGGGAAGAGCGGCAAAAGTCTCCTTACTACCTTCTTCTAAATATAGCTGTACAAACTTATCTTCCAGCTTTTTAGTTTGATATTCAGATAACTTATGCATCTCTAACCCGCCTAATCTATTGTATATAGCCTTAGCTTTCTCATCTTTAACATCTTTACGTTTGAAGAAATCATTAAACATAACTCTTATGGTATCTTCTGATGTTTTCAGAAACTTAGATAGATGACATATTTGTGGTTTCCACTCGCCATCATCAGTTTCACAATGCAAAAGAAGGGCAGACATACAATCATCTAAATCATACTTTTGTAAACTTAGCCAAAACATACCACGCTGCACGTTATTTATCTTAGCTTGTTTAGGATATGTATTCTCAATCACATCCATGAAAGAATTAAACTCCCTCTGATTCATCTTTCTTTCGCTCCATCATTTCATGCATTCTCTCTATTTCACCATCTATAGATTGTTCAACAATTTGTTCGAATTTATCACAAAAATAAATAACGAGACTTACTGTACTATTTATAGATTTATCAACAATATCTGTTTCTTTTTTTTGTTTTATTGATTCACAATACTCCTTTACTTCTTTGTATGCTTTTATCATTCCATTCATTTCATCTATACTCATTTTGTACCTCACTTGTTATTTAATGTGATTATATATGTGGTTATTTCAATAATCAACTTGTTTTTGAAATAATTTATGATTATAATATGGACATGAAAACAATATTGGAGGTCAATATGACAAAAAACACATACAAAGAGGTAGCTGACACCTTATCTAAGGTAGATATAACAGGTATGGTTGAGACTAAAGGTAGATATTCTTATTTACCATGGGCTTACGCAGACCAAATCATGTTACATTTCTATCCTGAATATCAGGTTAAATGGTTTGCCCCTGAAAAATACGAAGATGGCACAATGCTACTCAAATGCATAGTACATATAGGTAACTTACATAAAGAAGCATTCTTGCCTGTTTATGACAATAGTTACAATGCTATATCTAATCCAAATGCAAGTGACATACAAGATAACATGCAACGATGCATGGTAAAAGCATTCGCTAAGTTTGGACTAGGTCTATCTTTATATCAGAATGGGTCAACTACACCTAACAAGTTACCATTCTTACCTAAAGAAGAGACTAAAGTAACTGATGACAACCTTGTAGCAATACAAAATGCTAAAGATGTTGAGAAAGAAATAGAAAATCAATTAAAAACAGGAGGTATTGCAGATGGTAGAACCGATGAAAAACAGTTCGGCAAAGTCTTACAATCTTCGTAGCTCAGTGTTTAAGGCTTATGCATTTGGCATGGACACTAAACGTGAAGAGCAATTGAAGTTAGACTTGGCTGGCGAGGTCAAAGAAATACCGCAAGAAATGATGTGCTATGTAAACTACGGCACCGAGCATGAAACATGTGGTATTGGTAAATGGATATTAGTTAACAAGATGGCTGCTAGAGATTATGGCGACAATCAACAAAACTATGTTATCCAGGACTGGCTAAACCTAAAAGAAGATACTGTAGTAGATATCAGTACAACGCCCGATGGCATCAGCAAGGACCAATCTACATTAATTGAAGTGAAGTGCAGCAACATGGGAAAAACTAATTATAAAGAGTTTCCTAAGCGTTATTTGCCACAAATAGTAGGCCAAATGATGATATTAAACATGTTAGGCACGCCCGTTAAACAAGTAGATTTGGTTAATTGGACACCATTGGCTACTAAAATATGGAGATTTGAGAGAAATAAAGACTATGAAAACTATCTCATTGACCATTTAGAAGAGTATAGTCTTGCCTTATTAGGTAAAAAAGAATTACCTGAAAAGAAAAGAAGATACACAGCAAAATTAAACTTTGACCTTATCTATGGAGGATAAAATGACAAAACAATACATAAATATATTTATTAATGACAGGACATATGGTGATGAAACCGATTCTTTCTACAAGAAAATAGAGGGTATCAAGGCGGAAAAACCATTCGCACCACCTTTCTTAAGCAATCCTAAGTTTGTAGCTAAGGAAGATATACACATTCCAGCTGGCAAAGTTATGGATATAACGTTGTGGTTCAATGAGCGTGAAGGCAAAAGAAACGCAAGTATCTGTATTAAACCTGCAGAAGATACAGGCAAATACAATAAGGCCAAAGAAGATATTAAAACAATAGAAAGCGTTTTTAATGATGACATCATAAAAGACGAAGACATACCATTCTAAGGAGGACATATGAGTAAATACGACCCTGATTATTATGATAAAAACAAAGACAAAATGAAATCTAGTAACAAAATGTGGTACGAGAAAAACAAAGCAGCTATTCTTACCAAAATGCGGGAGAAAAGACTCAACAGAACTGATGAGGAAATCCAGCAAACAAAAGAAAAGCGCAAAGAGTACTACGAAAAGAATAAGGAATCATTCTTAAATTACAGTAGAAATAAATACCAAGAGCAGAAAGCTAAGATGGCCGAGCTTGAGGAAAAAGTTAAACAAATGGAGGCAAACAATGCTAGAGAAGATTAGAGAAATTTGCTACAATGCACCTGACTGGGTACAAGGGATACTAATCATAAGCGTGATAGCTATCTTTTGGGACTTAGTCTTGTAAATCATTTTGTTTATCTCGGGGAGGGTGAAATTCCCTTCCCTTCCTTCCATTCCTTCCATACAAACACAAAGATTAATGCATTAGTATATTAGCATATACTAATATAGACCTATATTATGCATTAGAATATTCTAATATTCTTATTTAGAATCATTCTAGAAATCTATATAAAAATAATTGTTTTTTTTATAAAAATTATGCTAATGTACTTATATGAAACTTAATAAAGAGGTACATGAAATGAAACTTATAACATATTGGTCAGATGTAAGATGCGATATCGAACCCTTGGAAGATTGCGGGGAATCTGATTTTACAGAAGAAGAAAGAGAAAGGGGCTATGTAGTTTTTGGCGGTAACGAAATAAAAGCTACAGATAAAGAAGACTACAAGCAAAAAGTAATTGAAAGCTTAGAAAATGAGTTTGGATATATAGGTGATGTAGTATTTGAATCAATTACAGGGGATGAATAATGACAAGCACAATTATATATGAAGGGCCAAGCCTAATAGATAACAAACCAATAGTTGTTATATATCAACCACAAGGCAAAAACCCTAAAATCGGAAACATGGGGCAAACATGGATTATAAGAAGTGACATTGACCCGATAACCGCAAACCGCACGGGGCAAGACTATTCTATTTGCGGAAATTGCCCGCACAAAGGAATAGTTGACCCGCAAAAGAAAAAAGGAATGGCTCCAGAGCGTTCCTGCTATGTTAACCCAATGGCCCCGCTTGCCGTTTATAAAGCTTATAAGAAGGGCAATTATAAAAAACTTAATTATGGAGATAATTTATATCCGCTTGCAATGCTTGGAGCTGGCCAAGATATAAGAATAGGTTCTTATGGTGACCCTGGAGCGGTTCCCGCTAAAGTATGGCAAGGCTTGCTAAGGTTCGCAAAATCTCACACGGGCTATACTCATCAAGCAAATATCAAAACTTCATCATATGAATATATTAAGAAGTTTTTAATGACATCATGCGAAACGCTAAAACAAGCTAAAACCGCATGGCGTGAAGGGCTAAGAACATTCAGAACGATATCGGATATATCTCAAATATCAGATAATGAAAAACTATGCCCCGCAACGCTTGAAGGGTCAAAAACTACATGTGAGAAGTGCAATAAATGCAATGGTGAAAACTCATTTAAATCTATTGCTATAGTAGTCCACGGAAACGGGGCAAAATACGCAAGGGGGCAAGCATGACAAATGATTGATATTATATATATGTTACTAGTTATATTATTTATGATATTTCTAGCTACTGATTAAAAAATATATAAAAATAAATGTTTTTTTTATAAAAAGTATGGTACTTTAATTATATGAAAACAAACAAAAAGGAAAACAAAATGAAAACAATCAAACTAACAAATAAACAATATGAAGAATTATTAGAAAAGGCAGATGGTTATGATGATTGGTGCTGGATTGATGAAAAAATTGACTATGCGCAAGAAACAGGCGATTTAAAAGAAAAAAAGAAACTCATAGCAAAAAGGAAGCTTTGGGAAGATATGGTAGATAAATTGAAGGAGGCAAGACAATAAAGACCAATAAATTAATAGCTAAAAGGTAGATAGTTGTTAGAGATGGTTGGTTATTCTTAGCCCTTGAAAGCCAACAAAACCTGTTCCAAGATGGCTATGTATGGAGGAAAACTAACACTTATCTGCCAAGAGTATAAAGTAAATTAGCCCGCACAAAATAGCGGGCTTTTTAGTGCCTATCTATATTAGAATCTACTAATATTCTTATACAAGTAAAATAAAAATCTGATGGCGGGGAAAAGTCCTAAATGCCTTATTCTATATACACATATACTACTATAGTAAGCAGAAATAGCCTTTTTTGAGGGTTTTACAAATCACACGCACACAATACTAGATAAGGAATAGACGTTCCTAATAGCACACACACACGCCTTTTTTAGCCAATTCAGTACATTACCATATACTAATATAGCCCTTAGAATAACAATCATAAAAATAAATAAAATACAATCTTGTTTTTTGTATATATTTATGCTAGCCTTCTATTAGTATATTAGGAACTACTAATATTATAATATAAGCACATACTAATATTCCCTTCCATTTCCAAGATGGGCTCCCTTCCCTTCATAGGATAGGGGGAAAGAAAAAAAAGATGCTGGTTAAGGAATATTAACGCCCGCTAATATTAGTTTATTAGAATATTCAGATATACTTATATATAAAAATATATGTTGACATATGCTTATCCTGTCATATAATAGGTGGGCGGGCGGGATAATAGATATATATATAATAGATATATATATATATATATATGAAAAATATCTTTTGACACATATATCATTATTTGCTATCGTATAGACATACCAGCAATAAAGCTGGTTAGGAGAAAAACAAAATGAACCACAAAATAAAAAACTTTCTTACATTCGGACTATATGACAGATTATTCAAAGCTGAATGTGAGGTTATAAATCTTAAAAGTAAAATAAGCGACTTGGACATTCAATCTACAGTTGAAGACATAATACGCAATGATGGCATAGTTGATGATGAAATCAGAAACAACTTTAGTCCTAGTGATTATGATTTAGTAACAACTGATGATTATGACTTTGACACCTTCATGAATGATGATGAAGTGGCTAGAGTTGTTGAAAATGAAATGGAAGATTACAGAGAAAAAATCGACCAAGATATCAGAGACAACATCAGTGAAATGCAAGGACGTTTCATCAAGGACACAGTCAAGGAGATATGTACTGAAATGCTAGTTGATTGGTGCACCAGGACTGCAGAGGCGGCAAACAAAAACAAGGAGTAATTTTCTCCATCACCCGAGCATGTGACTAAACTGCTCAATACTCCCTCCCTCCCTTCAAATAAATAAAAAAAAACAAAACAAAATATCTTATTCTCACGCCCAACTATATTAGTATATTCTGATATTCTTATCTTCAATATATATAAAAATAATTCTTGACATATTATTGACTAGGATTTATCATAGGTGGGTGGGTGGGACAAAATCCCACTGATATTATCTACATATATTCATTTATAAATAATATTGACTTTTATATATAAAATATGCTATGGTGGTGGTGTACAAACAAACAAAGGAGAAAAACAATATGACACATACAATAATCGAACCAATGGGTGCTAAACTTAGCTTATTGAAAGCTGGTCTTAAAATGTATCTCAGTGGCTCTAAATTGAGATTAACCAAGACAATGACACCTAAAGCTATACTTAACCAAGTAGGCTCAATAACAGGTAAAGAATACAAGCTTAGTAAGAACCAGGCACAGATAGCATTGGCTGATTTACAAGAACTTGTAGAGTTGTACAAAAGCAAAGGTTATTCAGTTTAGGAGTTAATATGCAAGACATAACATTAATAATATTATGGACAGCTATTTGGTACATAGCTATCTTATAAACCAGGCACCTAGGCAAGTGGATAAACTGCCTAACGTTCTAATATTATAATATTCTAATATTCCTGCTCCGCAGTAAACCATCTCGGCCCTGCGGGCCTCGACCCCCCATGACGTGTGTCCGCATATATATATATTCTCTCCACACAGCGGAGGGGAAATATGTTCTATACTAACACTACTTACTGACACTCATATAGCTA